TAACAAGAAAGGACCTTATCAGCAATGTATTTAAACACCATTCCAGCCTATGTCTATAAAATTAGACATATACCTTCGGGACAATATTATTTTGGATTTAGAAAAGCCCATATAAAGTCTCTTCAAAAAGATTAATTGCTCATGCTAGAGTTACGTTTAATACATTGCCGTGTCCGTACATAGATTCGGCAATCTGTTGGGCTTCAATGTAGTTGCCCGCATTAAGTAGAACGTGGGTAGTAACCTGACGGCCTTGAATAGCAACCCAAACTCGATATGTGTTCATAGCAATCTCCCTAAGGATAGTTAAAAACATATTATAATATGAGTCTATTCAAAAGTCAATCAAAAGTATTGGATACGTTCTAAATCGGGGAAGTAACATTCGTTGCGTTCAATAGGCAAATCTTGTCTTGCTTCACAACACACAGGAACGCCTAGCCCGATGGCCAATGCTAGAGCTTGACTTTGGTTACCCACAAACTGATCGCAGCCTGCAATAACTTCTGCCAAATCTAACATTGTTTTGGTTTCATGATAAGGAATATCCCAACCGATGTCTTTCTTAAACTTTTCATATTCGTTGGGCAAGCCAACAAACACAGCTTCTTGGTCCATGCCTTGTGAACGCCAATCTTCCCAAACTGTGGATAGTTGGGTGGGAATCCATCGTTCTGTACGATTGATAACAATAGTTCGACCTTCAATAGTTTGCGGATTAGGTACGGTTAACCAAGGGGTGTTACGCACTGTGTCTTTATCTTGAATGTTGAACACATCACTGTAGATGTCCACATAGTTTCCGGGGTGTCCAACAAATGGCACACGGAATCTATCTAGATTATGAGTTATTTCAGTTTGAGGAGTTAACGCATCAAACTTGGTAACATACGCTTGTGCTTCCATAAATGACTTCATATATTTGAAATCACTGGGAGTTAATCTGCCCTTATGGAATGGGTTTGGAGGACTACCATAGTAGTGCATGCCAATCCAATCGATTTGGTTAAGATGCAGATAAAACTCACCTCCACCAAAATGTTTCATAATGGGGAGACTATAAATGAGGTCGCCAAAGGCTCCGGAATGTTTAAATTTATTCATATTCTTATTATATGCTAGGTTAACTATATTTACAACACACTAAATGCACAAATACATTTTTAGGTAAATATTATTCTATGCCAAATACAATCGCCAGTGCAGACAGTTTTAATACTTTACAAAACTCCATAAGTTCGTTATATGGAAATACCTATGATGCCGCCGGCCAAGCCGTTAGTACCGCAGTAACATCGGGTCAACTGATCAGAGCCAGCGATTGGAATAGATTACTAGCAGATACTAATCGAGCAGATGTACACCAAAGTAATCAAACTACATCAATCAGTCCTGCAACTATTGGTTCTGCTGTGTCTACATCGATGTATACTATTTTGACAACAGAAATAGGTAATAGAATAACTTATTATCTTAATGCACATCCTAGTCAAATAGCAACTGTAAACACACCGATATCATTTACTACTAGCACTACTACAACCTATACAGTTGATTTTAACTGGTCTTCAAACGCATTAGCGAATGGATTCTTTAATCTAGGTGGCTCACTGACAACGGATTTAGTTACAGGATTATCATTTTCAGCAACTAACTACAATCCTACTATATCTCATACTGTGGGTCCTATAACAGGCCCAACAACTGATAACCTAGGGCATCAATCTGTGTCCATCACTGGCTATGGCAGCGGATTTGCTATTACCACAACGGTTACTCCTAATACCCCCGGAGTGAATACTACTATATCTGGTAATGCAATTTACAAGACCAGTATAAGTCCTAACAATGCAGGTATATTTGCCGTTGCACCTAGTTTAGGTGTAGGACTAACTGTTTCTTCAGTGGTCTTACAAACACTTACAGGAAATACAGCCAATACCGCAGTATTAACACTGACTAACAACGGTAATAGTAACATAACTATTAGCAGTATAAACTATATTAATGATCCTACAAAATCGTATAATATAACATTTACATCTTCATTAGGTACTGCAACATTGGCTCCAAATGCCAGTACTACACTAACATTGACTTGGCAAAATAATAACCTAGGGGCAAGCGGCGGCCTATATAATAACATTATAGACATTGTAACGAACATAGGTACAATACAAGTGGTCAATCCGGTACAGGCTAACTTTGGTATTGGATTCTTTGTCGGCGGCACTCCGATTACTAGCCTTTCTGAACTTATTACTACTTCACAAAACATCAATCTTGCAGTAGGTCTCTACGGAGGAGTTGTTAATCCTAACTACTACATCGATGCATCGTGGTCTAATCTGGGTTCATTGAGTCTTGGTACTTCTTTCCCTTACTATTCTACTAACTATGCTGCTAATCCGCTTGTAATGGTTATAAACATAGATACTTCACAAAGCGGAAATGGTACCTATACTCCTACATTAACACTTACTGTAAACTATCTAGATCCGGATGCTACACAGATTGCGGTAGGATCTTTACCTTGTACCTTTAATGTAAACGTACCTGTCGATCATAACATAGGCAGTTGGATAAGTGCAGAAAATAACTACAACGGATTGATAGCATTTAGTTATGATATGATAAACGGTCAAACATATTTGACCTACGGGTTTGGTTGGGGCGGCGGCGGCACTAACCAGGTCTACCAATATGATCAAAACGTATTACAATCCCTAACACCTGTAACACAGTTAAGATCTCCTAATCTAAACGAACAGTGGAGTTTATATTATGCTGGTCCTGGGGGTGGTCCGGGCGCTGGCAACTGGTCTACATTCTTAAAAACCTACGGTGTTTGGTTTTCGGATGTAAGACTTACCGGTACATATAGTCAATACTATAGTCCCTTTGTTGTTAGAAATGCTGATACCTTTACTTGGGAGTTTTCTTGTGATAACATAGGATCATTCAGTTTAGATAGAACGGTAATAGCTACTCAAACTGATAGTAACGGATGGAACACTTCGTTAACTGGAACTATTTCTTTATCAGCCGGAATACACAGTCCGAGTTGGACAGTGACAAATCAAGCTGGTCCAGGTGCCGCAGCTATAAAAATAACTGATAGTCAAGGAAACATTGTTTGGAGTACTTTGTATGCTCTAAATCACACTTGGGCAGAGATAGGTAGAGTCAAAGTTACCGGAGCTCAACCTAATCTCGATATACCTGTACCGCCCAGTTTATCCTATCCTATTGCTGCTGGACAAAGCTATTCAAACTATTTCAGCGGACAATATATAGCACATTTTTCTTCAGATGGTTACGGCAACTTAACAGTGGGCGTGAACCCTTCATTGTCTACTACTAGTGGAGATAATATTGTTGATACCACTTTGACTTCTGTGCAGTATTTGATGTATTACTATTCCAATGATCCAAATAGAATTACACAAATCGGCCCATCCGGACCTACTACTCAATATTTTATTGGATTTGACGCTTCGGGTAATCCTACTACAATCACTGCTACCCCACCTAACTGATAATCTATAACTTGACTTTCTATTTTATGCTAGTATAATTACTAGTATATGGCAGACATTTACAGAGTAGATCCCGAACTGGTTAAAAAGATAAAATGGCAAGGCGACCCTGTTGCCTATGACCTTGAGCTACAACAACTATGCGATGAAGAGCGTTTTCTAGTTATCAACCCTTGGCTAGTAGATCCGGATCTACATCACTATATTCATAATGTTCCTGCATCTGACAAATGTATAGTTTGGGGCATGGACGGAGAGTGGATTGCCAAATGTTTTAATAGCTATTGGAAACCCAGTGATGGCTATGAAGAAATCATATTGGAAAAGCCCAAGCTGATTTGGCGTAAGAATCCAGATCTAGATCGCATGATGACTTTTGTCGATGATCCAGTAAACACCTACGATCCTGGTACATGGCACAGGCAACGAGAACTAGTTTGGTATATGGATACTAGGTTCAATCCACTAGAAGATCGTGTATGGGTGTACAAATGCATACCTTCCGGTATAGCAGTTAAAGGCACACATGTAATGGAGGATCTAACCCCAAATGTCAAAGTGTCATTTAACCCAGACCTTCCAGACTTCAATCTAAACATAGATGAACTATGCCCTCCCTATTGGGATTTGGCCTATGAATGTGTTTACAATCTAGATCCAGAATATAATACAGACGGGGATGTTTGGGCCGTAAAGTTTACTCCCGAATATAGAAAGCCCATGCCTGCCAAAGTTGTGGGTACGGTGAGTCCTGAACTCATAATCGAATACAATCCTAAACTTCCAAAGTTAGACTATGATGTTAGTTATTCTGTGTCGTGGGATAACTTAAATTACGAACATGTTTGGATGTTAGACAACAAACATAAAAAGACTGAAGAAAAAGAGATTTGGGCATTTAAGATAAAAGCATCAGCCAAAACCAAACAACGGATTATTGTTGACTATGTTAGTCCCATAATGACCTACGAACTACATCCTGATCTAGAAGGAATGCAGTTTGAAGGCATAGAAGAACATGTAGCACATCATAAAGAGTTTGAATATAGGCATTGTTGGAAACTGGATACAGTTACTAGTACAGGCTATGACATAGTTGCTGTTACTGGCTCCTATGTGGATAAACCCAAAGGCGACAAGTATGTGGGCACAGTATTTCCCGCAGTCAACATTCAAAAGAATCCCAAGTTGCCTAGATTGGAAATGGAAGTTGACTACAACATTCCTTATCACGACAAAGACTTCAAGCATGTTTGGTATCTTGATCCAGAATGGAATCAAGACAATGTATGGGCATTGACCATGAGTCTAGTTGATAATCCCGCAGGTACAAAGGAAATGGGTATTGTTACTCCATTGTTTGAACCACTCGATGTGGTGTTTATCAGTTACAACGAAGACAATGCAGAAGAAAACTGGCAAAGAGTTTTAGAGTTTGCTCCATATGCACAACGAGTAGATGGAGTCAAAGGTATCATGGCTGCACATAAAGCCGCCGCCGAACTATGTGAAACAGACATGTTCTTTGTAGTAGACGGTGATGCATATTTGGAAGACGATTGGTCGTTTAACTTCCAGCCAGGCATCTTTGATAGAGACTGTGCTTATATTTGGCACAGTCGTAATCCTATCAATGGTTTGACTTATGGCAATGGCGGTGTTAAACTATTACCACGTGCTTATGTATTACATCGTAAAACTTGGACTACATTAGACTTTTCTACTACTGTGACTAAAAAACTCAAAGTCATAGAAGAAGTTAGTAACACAACCCGTTTTAATACCAGTGAGTATGCTACTTGGCGCAGTGCCTTTAGAGAATGTGTTAAGTTATGCTATAACATGGTCTATGATTCAGATAACTCTGAACATGAAGAAAGATACAATGATTGGCTTACAAAAGGTTCAAATAAACCATTTGGTGAGTATGCACAGCTAGGTGCTCAACATGCTAGAGAGTTTATAGATAATGCTCGTCCTGATCAACTAAAGAATATCAATGACGAAGAATGGTTATTAAAGGAATATAATGTCAGATTCGGACGAGAAGAAAGTTAGAAAACTCATACCCATTATGAACAAAGTTAGTCCAACATTTTGTTTGGCTAAATGGCATCATACTACCTTGTACCTACAAACAGGTGAAACACACAGTTGTTATCACCCGCCTCCACACAAGATAAACAAAGAAGAGATTAGACGTAATCCCAGCGCCCTGCACAATACTCCTATTAAAAAGTTAGAGCGTAGGGATATGTTATTGGGCGTACAAACCAAAGGTTGCCAATACTGCTGGAATATTGAAAATATGGGCGAAGGTTACATCAGTGACCGCCACATTAGAACAACATCCATCTATACTCCTTCTCGGTGGGAAGAAGCAACTACAGGTTCATACAATAAGAACATCAACCCAGAATATATTGAAGTATCGTTCGGTAATGAATGTAACTTCAAATGCGGCTATTGCCACCCCAAAGCCAGCAGTCGTTTCTACAACGAGATTAAACAGCACGGTCCTGTAGAAACAGTGAGCAATCATCGTTGTGATATCGATTACCTAAAGATCTACGAGCGTGAAGAAAGTAATCCATTTGTGGATGCTTGGTGGCGTTGGTGGCCTGAAATGAGTAAGACACTGAACATTCTACGAGTTACTGGTGGGGAACCATTGATGCATACCAGTACTTGGAAACTGTTTGATAGCCTGAAAAATGACCCCATGCCTCAATTAGAATTAAATATCAATAGCAATATTGGTGTCAAACCAGCATTGGTAGATAAGATGATTGATAGTGTAAACTATGTTACAGACAACAAAGGAATCCGTAGATTTAAGTTGTTTACTAGCATTGATACATGGGGCCCACGAGCAGAATATATTCGAACAGGATTAGATTTGTCCATTTGGGAACGCAACCTCGATGCGTACCTAATAGGTACTGGACAGCCGATCAGTTTTATGATTACGTTTAATATCTTGTGTGTGACAACATTCAAGAGCCTATTGGAAAAGATCTTAGAATGGCGTGCCAAGTATAATCAGTACAATAGAACTGATCAACCGCAAATGGTTAGATTTGATACACCCTATCTCAAAGAACCATTGCAGTATGATATGAATATATTGCCCAAGACAGAGTTTTTGCCTTACATGCACGAGTCGTTAAAGTTTATGAAAGACAACACAGACGAAAACGATTTGGCAAAGTTTACAACTTTTGAATATGAAAAGTTTAGACGTGTCGTTGATTATATGGAATCAACAACATATGATGATGCTCGCGTCGCAGAAGGTCGCAAGGATTTTTATAACTGGTTTAATGCGTTAGATGAACGCAGGGACACAAACTTTTTGGAAACGTTCCCCGAGATGACAGATTTTTATAATGAATGTAGTGAATATGAATAAAGTAATACCGATTAACAAAGATTATCTAATGGAGGACAGTAAGACATTTTGTATGCTTCCTTGGATGCATCTTTTTGTAAGTCCCGGCGGTGAAGTGTTTCCATGCTGTACCACTGATAGATCTTTACAGTTAGGGAATGTTAGAGAAAACTCCCTAAAGGAAATCTTTAACAGTGATGCTGCTAAGAAGCTGAGATTAGATATGTTAAATGATGTTCCTTCGGACTGCTGTAAAATGTGTTACGACCGTGAAAAAATCAGTCCTCACACTTACAGAACATTTGGCAAAGATCATTTTGGAAAACGGTTTGATGAGTTAGTACCTAATACCAATGAAGATGGATCTTTGGATGAGTTTAAACTACATCTTATTGATATTAGATTCAGTAATATCTGTAACTTTGCTTGCAGAACTTGTGGTGCTGACTTTAGTAGTAAATGGGCCGCTGAACAAAAGAAACTGGGCCTGGAAGACTGGGTCACTATCCATGCAGACAATCATAAAGGCACACTGATTGAAGAAGTAAAAACACATTTAGATCACGCAGACATTCTTTACTTTGCTGGTGGCGAACCATTGATCATGGACGAACATTACATTATCCTTGAAGAAATGATTCGTCGGGGTCGAACAGATGTAATGTTGCGTTATAACACAAATGGTAGTACTATTAACTATAAGAATAAAGACTTATTAGATCTTTGGAAGAACTTTAAAAAGATTGAGCTACAGGTAAGCGTTGACCATTACGGAGAACGTGCTGAATACATTAGACATGGAACCGAATGGGGCGTAGTTGAAAGTAACTTGATTAACTTTAGAAAACTAGATAATGTAAAGTTAGGAGTAGCCACAGTATTGAGTGTGTTTAACTATCTAACAATAACTGATTTCTATAGTTATATGTTAGATAAAGATTTGATTAGACAAGAGGATTATCAAACTTATTTGTCTATGACTACACATCCGCCATATTATACTGCTACTGCATTGCCTAGACATTTAAAAGATATTGGAACAGAAAAGATAATGAAATATGCTCCAACCTTGCAAAATGGACATATTGTAAAACAATACTTAGATTTGGCTATTCCTTTTGTTAACAGTGAAGATAACTGGAAAACGGCTAGAAAAGAATTCATACATCATACTAAAGAGCGTGACAGAGTACGAGGGGAATCATTTGTTAGAACATTCCCAGAACTATACCCATTGATGGAACCAAAGTGAAAAAACAAAAAACTGTAACTGTAAATAAAGACTTTCTTTTAAATGAAAGCAAGACATTTTGTATGTCTCCCTGGATTCACCTATACACATCTCCAGTAGGAGAAGCAGCAGCCTGTTGTATTGCTAGGGATGTTGTGGGGAATACAACAGAACAAACTATTGAGTCTATCATCAATGGTGATAAGATGAAACAACTACGTTTGGATATGCTGAACGAACGTTTTAATCCCGCATGTGCTGGTTGTCATGAACATCAGGCGCAGGGTATTAGTTCTAGTAAAGATCAGTTTGCTAAACGATTTAAACATCACTTTGATGAAGCTATGGCTAATACGCTAGAAGATGGCACTCTTGCTGACTTTAAAATGCGATATTTTGATGTGCGTTTTAATAACGTATGTAACTTTAAATGTAGAACTTGTAATGCGGCATTTAGTACATTATGGGAACAGGAAGATATCAAACGTAAAGTACCTTGGGCTACTATTCACCCTAAGAACAATACTCCTCAACTATTGGAAGAAGTCATTGAACATATTCCACATATGGAGTATGCGTATTTTGCTGGTGGTGAACCGTTGATTACCGAAGAACATTATATTGTTCTAGAAGAAATGATTAAACAAGGTCGTACAGATATTAATCTTGTATACAACTCAAATGTCAGTAACTTGAAGTTTAAGAACAAGGATATTATTGAGTTATGGAGTCATTTTACCAAACCTATTTCTCTAGAAGCCAGTATTGATCATCACGGTGAACGTGCTGAGTATATTAGACATGGCACTGATTGGGGACAGGTAGAAAAGAACCTTATCAAACTCAGCTCAATGGATAATGTTAGATTTGGTCTAAATACTGTATGTAGTGTGTTTAACTATCATACTATGTTAGAATTCTATCATTACTTGATTGAAAAGAAAATCTATACCTCTTGGAGTTACACAACATTTGGTATCTATAATATGACATCACCGACACATTTTACATCTCAAGTAATGCCAGCTAAACTTAAACGTGAAGCTACATTTAAGATTAAATCGTTGGTAAAGTTTATGCAAAGCAAGGGATTCCTCGATTATAAACTGCCTGTGGTAGAATCTACTATGGCTTGGGCAAATGCTCAACATACCTGGGCAGATAATAAAGCCAAGTTCCAAGAAGAGATTGCAGTATTAGACAAAGTCCGCGGCGAAGACTTTACCAAAGTATTTCCCGAACTTGCTTCAATGATGGATTAATATGGTAACAAAAGCACATGTAACTAAACTGATCAAAGAAGGCAAGAACTTTTGTGTTCTACCTTGGATACACTTCCATTCGTTCCCTAATGGGGATGTTATGCCCTGCTGTATGGCAGATAGCTCTAAGCCAGTGTCTAAGATTAAATCAGAAGAATCTATTATTCAAATGATGAATAGTGACGAGTACAAAAAGATGCGTGTGGCTATGTTAAAAGATCAGCCGCTTGAAACTTGTTTCCGTTGCACCAGCGTAGAACAACTAGGTGCTTGGACTATGCGTAATAGTCATAATACCCGTAGGGGACTTGACTATGTTGATCTTATTAGTAAGACTAAGAAAGACGGCAGCATTGACGAGTTTAAAATGAAGTATATGGACATTCGTTTTAGTAACCTATGTAACATGAAATGTCGTACATGTGGACCTGCTTGTAGTAGTCAATGGGCAGAAGAATACGCTAAGACTAAAGGGCATGATAAGTTAGAAAAATACTTTGGATTAAAATCATTTGTTGTTAATACCAACGAAGACCAAGTGTTTATGACTAAACTAAAACCCTATCTCGATCACGTTGAAGAAGTTTACTTTGCAGGTGGAGAAGCTATTATTACACCCGAGCATTATGAATGTTTAGATTATTGGATTGAAAAAGGTCTGACCCATAAGGTTGAACTAACATATACTACTAACTTTAGTGTATTGAAATACAAAGATAGAAACTTGATTGAGTTGTGGAAGAAGTTTCCCAACATCAAGATTTGGGCAAGTCTCGATGCCAGTGGCGATGTTGCTGAACTTGTACGCAAAGGTACCAAATGGGATACCATTGTTAAGAACATGAAAAAACTAAAGAAAGAAGTTCCACATGCAGAGTTCCAGATTAGTCCTACGATCAGTACATGGAATGTTTGGTCCTTCCCTGAGTTCTTTGATTATCTATATGACAATGAGTTGATTAGTAAAAAAGTTGATCCTAGATTTAACTTGCTTACACATCCTTGGTGGGCCAATATCTTTATATTGCCAGACCATATTAAAGAAAAGTTAATCAAAACGTATGAAATGCATGTTAGGAAGTATGAACACTTGCCCGGCATTGCAAATGGGTTTAAACTTATACAACAGAACTTAAAAGCAGGCAGTCATAGATACGGTGATCATGTCAGTCATGAGGACAAAGGCGGTATATTAGAATTCATTTTCCATAATAATGAAATGGATGTTAATAGAAAAGAAAAGTTATTGGACGTTGTTCCAGAATTAAAAGAGGTCTATCAATGGGCAAAGAAATAATCGAGATTGTAGGGAAACAAAAATACCTTGCAGTCACTTGGCAAGTTAACAACTACTGTAACTTTAAATGTAGTTATTGTAATCCAGGCAACTGGAGTGGTACTGAAACCAATAATGGTAACTTGACCAAGTACCTAACTAACCTTGAAACTATTATTAATCGTTACAAGGAAGAAGGTTATGAACACTTTAAGTTCTTCTTTAGTGGAGGAGAACCTACAGCATGGCGTAACTTTATTCCTGTATGCGAATGGTTGAAGCGTGAACTGCCTAACTGTACATTAGCAGTAAACACTAATCTAAGTCGCCCATTGGCTTGGTGGAAGAAACATTATCATTTGTTTGATGATATTGTTGCTAGTTATCATGTGGAGTTTAGTAACAAAGAAGAATACGAAAAGAATAGTATCTTCTTATGTGACAAGGTAAACTATCTTGCCACAAAGATGTTGATGCATGATGAACGCTTTTGGGAAGTTGTTGAATACGGCGAACACTTGAAAAAAGTTATGCCTAACTACTTTATTGAATGGACTCCGTTGTTTGATGAGATGACAATCTATGCTAGTCCTTGGAAGTATCGTAGCAAGAAAAAAGTAGATTTCTTAAAAACACATTCGGTGGATATGAAGTTTACACTACCTAAACCCACTACTCCGGATAACTGTGTAAGTTATTCTATTCATGAGGATGGAGAAGAGTTGTATACTAATAGCAATGATGTTATTATTAATAGACAGAACTTTTTCAAAGGCTGGCGCTGTAATGTAGGCGATAGCTTGTTTATCAATCCTATGGGAGATATTGGACTAGCTAGTTGTGGTGAAGGCGGTTATGGCGGTAATATTCTAAGAGATATTGCTGAGATTGGTCCTAAAGTGATTACCTGCGAAAAAGAACACTGCCATTGCGGTACAGATATTATTATTCCCAAACATAACCCCGATCGCAAAGTTATTCCTGTTATACCAGTTGTTGCCGAAGAACCTGTTAAACCTAAAAAAACTAGAACTAAAAAGAAGGTAGATTAATTGATTGATTTCAATTTAACACAGTTAGCAAGAAAAGATATTGGTCCGCGAGAACAGCCTCCTGAGGATCTCGCAGATGCACGACATCGTGCCATGATGGATGCTATTGCACCTTATGCTAAAAAAACAGAGCAAAAAAACGTTACTCCTGTTTATATCGATTACAAAACACGCAAAACAAAACTAGCATTGGTAATGTGTCCCGAGTGGGCACCTGACATGCCTCCGTTTAATCTAGCTCGACTTAGTGGTGTTGCCAAAAGTGCAGGCTACGAAACAGTTATTAAAGATTTGAATATTCGTGCTTATAATGAATATCAAAAAATCTGGCGCCCTAGAAAATTAATACCATTTCCGTTGTGGGATCCTAGTGCTATCTGGCATTGGACTGGCAGTACATATTATGAACACATTCATCCTGTGCTTGAACCGTTGTTAATGAAAGCCTGTGATGAGCTTGAAGAATATGGTGCTGACATTATAGGATTTAGTGTATACAATATCAATGAGCTTCCTACTAAATGGATGTGTAAGGAACTCAAACGCCGTAATCCTAACATTAGAATCGCTATCGGTGGTAGTAATGTACAAAAGGGCTGGTTCGAGATTGAGGATTACTTTGACTATGTTGTCAACGGAGAGGGTGAGCAAGTACTGTTAGAGATTTTAGATGAAGTAGAAAACGGTGTTGTTCTCAAAGGACCAAAGTATGTAACACAGCCTGAAGATCAACGTATCAATATCAATGGCTTACCTATGCCTGATTATGAAAGTATTGACTTCAATCAGTATAAGTTGCCTAACGGTGTTAACAGTGAGATTAGTCGTGGCTGTACTGCTAAATGTACATTCTGTGAAGAAACACACTTTTGGAAGTATCGTCAGCGTCAGGCTGTGGACCTTATCACCGAAGTAGAATGGCTGTACTACAACAAAGGCACAGACATTATTTGGTTCATTGACAGTTTAGTTAATGGTAACCTAAAAGAACTACGTGCGTTCTGTAAGGCTGTTGTGGCCAAAGACTTAAAGATTCATTGGACTGGTTATGCTCGTTGCGACGGCCGCATGGATCTTGAATACTTCAAAGACCTTAAAGCAGGTGGTTGTATCATTCTGAACTATGGTATCGAAAGTGGTAGTCAGAAAGTATTAGATGACATGGACAAAGGTGTTACTATTGCTGAAATGGAACAGAACTTCCGTGACGGCAAAGAAGTAGGAATCTATGCTGCCACTAACTGGATCATGGGTTTCCCTACAGAAGATTTCCAAGATGCAGCCGACAGTATGACATTATTATGGCGTGTTCGTAACATGAATATCAATAATGTAGGGTCTGGATTTGGCTTTGGTCTTGGACCAGAAACTATTATCGGACAGAATCCTAAAAAGTTTGGACTAAGTGATCACAAGTATCAAAATCATTGGATTACACAGGACTTTAAGCTAGGCGGTACCCATGTTATGACCCGTGTCAAAGCATTTTCTATATTCTTAGATATGATTATTGACACAGTGGAAGTTCCTTTTAGTTATCCACGACGTCATAAGTTAGCAGTAGATCACTATAAGGTTGTGTTAGATAATCCTAGTACAGTGCGCGAAGTGGGATATGAAAAGTTTGACTACAACATTATCAAACCTGATATTAATCCATTTGCTGACACATTAGTAAATGAAATGTGGCCTTTCTTTAGAATGTTATGGCGTGCTAGAGGCGGATATTCTGCTAAGATTAAGTTTAATCCAGATATTGATCAAAATGAGTTCGGTGGACAGTTTGGTCCTGGTATGTATACCGCTACATTTAAGTTTGATATCACAGATGAAGGACGCTGGCAAGCAGACTTTGATTATGAGTTTAATCAAATTGAAAATCCCTATGATGATAGAGACGAGGACGATCCTCGGCGCGGGCCTTTCTATGCACAAGATTTTAGTCGTATGCAAAGTAATACTGCCAAACGAGCACGTAAACTAGCCAAGCCTGAAGAATGGGGTGATACTGGCAGAAGTGATAGAAGTTTTTCGCATATGCTTCATGAAGAAGCAACATTTAATAAACTTGATTTTTCCTTTACCTATAGATATATAGGCGAGGGAGATTGGGGCGATTATAGACAATATGAAGTAGCCATACCGGATAAATCAACTACTAAAGAAATTCCCTCTAGTCCTGAAGTTCCTGTATATGCTATAGTATTTGATAATATTAAAAAAAGAAGCAGTAAAGTATGAAAGAAAAGTTATTATTAATTGCAGGCTGTAGTCATGCATCCGGATCAGAAATGGACGGAACTCAAGACAGCGAATATAATAGAAAAAATTCTTTTGGTAATCTATTTGCGGAAAAGATTGGCCGTAAAGCACTTAATATTGCATCTCACGGATCTACCAACGCAACTATTACCCGTGTCATTATTGAATGGGTTAATACTTTTTACGATCCTGAAAAAATGGATTTGGAAATATTAGTTGCATGGACTGAGAGTTTTCGAATGGAGGTGCCTGTTGACAGACCTATTTGGTATGATAAATGGAATCCTTATAGCGATTATATATCAAAAGTTGATATGGATTTCCTCCGTGTTAACATGGGGTATAAAGGCGGCCACGAAGAAGAAAAAACTATTATTGCGGGATGCCAAGAATTTATAGCAAAGAATGTTGTTTACATGGAAATAGCAAGTGCTAACCTTGTACTACAACTACAATATTTTTTACAAACTAAAAATATCAGGTATTTGATGTGCAATACCATGGAGATGTTCAGCGAAAGCCCACATCTAAACTTTTATATAAATCAAATTGATAAAGATGTCTATATGGACATTATGAACAATAAAGAAAGTTTTTATTGGAAATATAAAAACGAAGGGTATAGAAATGCAGGTCCTGAGTTTTGGCATCACGGTGCTGAACCACATAAACTGTTTGCAGAAAAACTACGGGATTTTTATTATAAAGCCTATCCTTCTTCTGTTACAAACGAAGTTCCATCACCTATACAACTACCGGCTATTGTAGCTAATACACCAGCAGTGCCTACTCAGGAAAGAACGATAGATCCATACTCTTTGATCACTCCTCCTACAGAGATGCGAGGAAGTTCTAATCAACTACCCCCTGTAGTAGTTATTAATACAACTCCGGCCCCTACTCCGGTGCCTGCACCTGCCCCAGTACAGACTTTAGTTTCAGCACCAGTGCCTGTACCAGTACCTAATAGTCAAATAACCGTGGTCGAAAAAAAACCTAGATTACCGTTCTTTTACGATTATGTAATGCCTAATATTGTATTGCCTAACGCTCTGGCACCAGAAATGGGCATTGTAAACTATTTGCACACACTCTATTCAAATAGACTTAGTTCTGAAAGTTTTTACGAAGAACAGTTAGATTCTCCCAATAGTCCATTGAAACAAATGTTTGGTGATCAAATGGGAGATTGGCCTAATAGCCTACGTATGGGAGGATCTCACTTACGGCATTGGTCCTATAAAGAACTAGTAGATATCTATGAAAACTCTTTATACTTTGGAAATCAAACTCTACATGCAGATGGATATCACAAATATATCTATCCTATTAAAGTGACTTTGCACTTTGGTAAGTTTACAGGGACCGATCATGTAGGCAGTAAACTAAATGGCGAATACTTTTGGAAACATATGTCTGCACAGGCATTGGAAGATGTTCGTAAAAAGAACGCTATTATCTTTTTAGATTGGGCCAACGAGCCGTGTATTGAACGTTATGAGTTTGAGGACTTCCACAGAGGTCTACAACGTAGCGGTATTCCTAAAGAACAGATTGTTCTATCTATCAACAGTTTTAACGCAGAACAAGTATATAACTCTTGGTTCCCCGAACACGAACGATGCATGATAGTTAAAAACATGCCATTCCTGTTGGTTAATATATCTGCACACTTTAAAAACAAAACTGGTTCGGGGCTAACAGAACAACAGTTCTATGACAGTAGAAACTATCTAAGACGTAATCATTTTATGTTTCCTAATAGAAGAAGCAGAGATCATAGAGTGGCAATGATTTACCAAATGGCTAAAGAAAACTTGTTAGATCTAGGTGATTGGTCTATGTTAGATTATCGTGGTAGAGACTATGGCTATTATGTGTCTAAAAGCTACGGATTTGATTGCGATAACTCAGTGATAGATCGATTACATGAAGTTTTGCCACACCGTATGCAGGACGAACCCGATGCAGGATATCATAATACCAGTGGTTGGGGAGACAAGTACGGCAGTAAATCTAGTAAAAATGCTTACTTGTATATTGCTTCCGAAGGATACATACACGGTGAATATAAATCGTTTACTGAAAAAGTATTCAAGGCCATTGCCAACTTCCATCCCTTTAT